ATACTTGCTGCTGCCGAACGTGGTGATCCAATAATAATTGGAGGGCGAGATGCCGCTGCGGAAATTAAAGCGAAAGAAACTCCCACCGAAGGGGTCGCTAAGAAAACAGCTCCAACGAAGCGGGCTGCTGCTAAAAAAGCTGCGCCAAAGAAGGCGGCAGCAAAGAAGGCCACCGCCAAGAAAGTAGCACCTAAGAAAGCGCCAAAGAAAATTAAAGAACAAATTGCAGAAGAAATAAAAAGCCTATCTAACATACGAAGAAAACAAAAAATAGCCGCAGACCCAACCTCTCCCGAAGCAGAAGCAGCGGACGTTAAGTTTTACACTGGCAAGTTTAAAGAAGTGCCAAAAGCCACATTTGTAAACAAAGATGGTGACACAGAGTCTATATCTTTAGATGTAAACACTACAGAAGCTGATGACACCAAGATACTTGAGTTAATAAAAACTAAAGTAAAAGATAAGCAGACGGGGGAAGAGGCGAGTGTAACAAAAGCTAGAGCTGCGCAAACTTATTTTGGTAAACAAGAAAATCCAAACGACGCGTTAGAAGTCATAGCGCATGAAACAGTATTTGCAAAAGATGTATTTAGATCCACACCGGATATGAGTAAGGGCGAAAAAGAGTATTTTGCAAATACAGGTAAAAAAGAAGCTACTCGTGCTAGACAGTGGGTAGAAGAAAATCTAAGTGCAGAAACCAACGCGGCTGTAGATAAGTTAGTTCAAATGCACCAGCAGTCTCTGGCAGACTCCGTGCGTAAAGAAAACACAAAAGTAGATTTTGTAAAGACTGAGCGTAAGAAAGCAAAAGAACAAGAGCTAAGAGATAGACTGATTAATAAAGACATAGCACAAGAACGCCGTGCTAAAGCTAAAAGTGAGTTTCTTGAGTTTACTCAAGAAGACTTGGACCTGCTCCCTGACTACTTAATGTCCAACGCTGTAGTTGGTCTCGACATACCCACTCATCCTGTAATTGGTAACTTGTTAAGACAAGGTAAGTTAGTAGAAGCGCTCCGGGCGCTACAAGCCACATCTCCTAGCTCACGCGTATCACAGCTTGCGGGGGCATTGTCTGGGGTGGTGGGTGATACCAAAGTAGAAATCAAACAGTTTGTTACCAATTTAACAGGTGAGTCTGCTGCTGGATATTTTGATCCAAAGACAAATACCATAACGCTCAACGCAGAAACTGGCATCAATCCACATACTATTCTGCATGAGATGACACACGCCGCAACGTCACAGACACTGGCTAACAAGTCACATCCACTGACTAAGCAACTTACCAAACT